GTACTACAACTCAAGAAGCTGAATGATATAAAGATAGATATTCCAAAAGCTAATATTAAAGATGCTATAAAAAATCCAAAACAATTTGCATTAGATTTTATTGAATTGGAATTTGCTAAAGCATTACCTAAATATATTAAATCTTTTAAACTTGGAAAGAATTTTGGGAAGGAAGTTATAGAGAATGGCGAAAAAAGCAAAACAGACATTTGATTTAAAAGCATTAACAGAAAAAATGGATAATATAGTTATTGACAGTATCAATGCTTTAGGCAGACATCTTAATAAAGCTATTCAAGATAATATAAAAAAAGGTGTTGATATTAATGATGATCCTTTTGAGGAATTAAAACCAATTACTATTGCATTAGGTGGGAAACAGCCTTTAAACAGAACTGGTAAGATGATGAAAGCTATATCAAAAACTCCTGCAACTAAAGCTAAACCAAGATTTACATTGGAAATTACAAGTAAGTATGGTGCATTACATCATACTGGATATACAACATCTCCAGAATCCTTATTACCTAATAAAAAAGTTCCTGCAAGAAAATGGTTTGGAATCCCAGAATCATTCCAGCCAGGTGGAGATGAATTTGAAAAGATGAAATTAAATGTGTTTCTTCAAGTAAAAAATGCATGGAAGAAAAAATAATGGCAACTCCTGAAGAATATATTGGTTTGTTTGGTGAAGATTTTTTAAAAGTATTAGAATCTTTAGATGAATTAACTCCTGAATTAGAACAAATGTTATTATCTACTCTTGATGATATGGTCTTTGATGTAGAAGTATTTGGTAATCATATAGAGAAACAAGTTACAAAATTAACTAATGCTGGTTTAAGTATGTTAGCAATAGAAGAAACTTTAAATAATGATATGCTTACTGGTGGAAGAATATTCGGTCAATTAAGAAATACTATTAAAGATGCTATAGTAGATGGAGTAAATCAATCTTCAAGATTCGGACAATATAGTGGATATGATCTAGATAGAGGAATATTTACATGGATTACAGTTAGTGGCAGAGTATGTGATGATTGTGCAGCAAGAGAAGGTATGCAAGGAACTTTTGCAGATTTTGAAGCAGAAGGACTACCAGGAGCAGGTAATACTATATGTCAAGAATATTGTTACTGTGTTTTAGATCCAACTGGTGAATTATCTACTAGAACCACTATTCCAGGTGTAAGAGAAAAGAGAGCCTAGCATATAGGTAATGGAATATATGTTAAATCATCTCCAGCTAAAATAGAAAGTTCATGCAATACATCTTCAATAGCAACAAACAATTCATCATCATCTTCTTCCTCAAAACAAATACAATCATATAAGAAAATATAATCTTCCATATACAATACTAATGCATTTGTTTTAGTATCTTTAATTAATTTTCTTTTCCAACCTAACAAGTTCTTTTTCCCATGCCCTTCTTTTAGCAGGATCTGGCTTTCCAGGTGGTAAAGGCTTTAAACCTACCTTTTTAGCTCTTTTTCTTAATAAGTACCACTTATTATACTTCTTCTTATCTTTTTGCTTTTTAACACTAAATTGTTTCTTTATTTCAGTAATCCTATTTGTTTCAATAACATTCTTTACACTTGGAGTATCATTAGATTCATGTCTTTCTGGTAATACTGACATATCTACATCTGTTAAGTTAAAACTTTCTCCAATTTCAATAGCATCTTCAGTTACAATCTCTGCTTCTTCAGAATCATTCAATGTTTTTAAATGTTGCATGAATGGAGCTTCTACTTTAATCTTATGAGTTACTGAATCTTCATATTTACTATGCATTTTTAAGATCAACTCTGCTGCTCTTACATTTCCTTCCATTGCTTCTCTTACCATAGCTAATATGATATTAGGTAGGTGTACTCCAGATACTTCCATGAACCTATCATAACACTTATCTATGAATTGAGCATTTCTTCTCCACTTACCTATTGTATTCTTATCTGCATTGACTAATTTACCAATCATTACATTTGTTATCTCTGGATTACAAGCTATATGTTCTATTGCCTGAATCTGCTTTTCACTTAAAACATTCTTTTTTATAACTTTATTCATATTGTAGTTTAATATTATTTAAGTAAAACTTCAAAATATTAAGTATGGAGGTCTGCGATAGAGGATTATTCATTACCCCATTACTATACTATATATAGTGTTATGGATCATTATATTAGATTAAATTAAGGCTTCTCGACGAGAGTTTAGTTAACATAATGTATATTATCAGAAGTTATTAAGTAAATATTATGAGGTGGTATGTGAGCTGTTCCCATTAATCACAGCTTCTACAGCATCAGTTTGTTGTAGATAATGAGCTAACAATATAGCATCAGCAGTAGCTAATGTAACCTTTATATTAGGATATAATTGCTGTGCTAATTGCTTCAAATAGTTCTTCCTTTTTCTTTTATCTTTAGGCATTGAACCATAGAATTTCATCCAGGTATATGGAGGTACTAATACATATCTAACCTTAAGAGTTGCCAGTATAGCACACCAATGAGCATAGTTCTCTGCGAATGTCCATACTGATCTAACACCTTGACCAGGCATACTATGTACCTTCTCTACTACTGCACTACATACACCTATATCATTAGCTATCTCTATCTCATTAACCATATCATGTATAGTAGCAGGACACTTACATACTCTTATATCATCACCATTAAGGAAGCATACACCACCTGACTTACCAGGATCTATACCTATATATATCTTCATTGGTACTTATCCATTATATCAGATAGCTTAACAAAAGTATTAGTAGTAACCTCTGGTTCAGGCTGCATATCTACATTAGGTTTAGTATTAAGCAGCATACCATTACAGCACTTACTATCCATAGTATGTACTTTAAAAGGATCATAGAAGTCAGATATACTACACTTACTACAGTAAGCAATAACAGAGTTACCAGTAGCATCTAATTTAAACTCTACTTTATCTGGCTGTTTAATTACAGTAGTATCTAACTCATCATTCCAATGCTCACCATTAATATAAGTAGTAGGTAATTTAATAAGGGTTTTATCTACAATATTATTGACCTTTAACCATTGAACATAGATAGTAACACCTTCTATGCATAGCTTCTGATTAGCTTTAGTAAGGTTATTAAATGCTGTATATGCTCTTTTCTTATCTTGTTTTCTTGGATATAAAGAATAAAAAGAATTAAATAGTTCAAGGGTTTTATCTTGAACATCTTTCTTTTCTTTTATTTCCTTTATATTCCTTTCCTTTTCTTTCCTTTCCTTTGGTATAGAGGACTCTTGGACTATTCTTGGAGGACTCTTGGAATGTTCTTGGATTACCTTCTTGAAATCATACTTGCTTGGTGTTTTTTTATCAATTCTTTGATGATCTTTCCATTTACATATCCTAATTAAGGTTTTTTCCTTATTTAGCTCTATCAAACCTACTCCAAGAATGTTCTTGATGTATTCTTGGACTACTCCAAGAGTAATCTTGGAATCAACTGGGAATATAGTAGCTTTAATCTGTAATGGACTATTCTTTAGTACACCTTCATCATCAGCCATATTAAACATTCCTATAAACAACAATCTTTCAGGGATCTGAATAGACAATATCCTATGACTTGTCCAGAACTCCTTTTTTATCATCCTATTTCTCATCTCTTATCCTTTCCCATTAAGTAACCTAAAATAAAGCCTAAAATCCATGCTATAATATATAATGCTATTAATTCTATAATATTATATTATGATTAGTGAGCAAGGATTGATCCCATAGTTCCTCAAGGAGGTGCAATCTACTATTTGTGAATTTCTCATACTCACTAATCAATTCTTCCATTAAACCTGAATTTCCACCACCAATCACTAATTCTTGAATAAAGTTCCATACTTAATAATAAAACTAATTCAAATAATAATAAACCAAATAAAAACATTACTATTGTATATATATCCATTATTCTATCCTCTCATCATCATATAAAAACTCTCCTAGAGTATCACATACCAGGAAATCACATTTAGAATTAGTACAGGCAAGAGCTGGATCTGTAATATCGCAGCCTTTTAATACTTCTGTTTCAAATAATTCTGATTTACATTTAGGACAATCTGGTAAATTCATCATATATACCTACCAATTATTTTCTTACCTATATATAATACTGCTACAACAAATATAATAGATGCAACATCTACTACATGACTTCCTGAATCAGATTCTAATGATCCCATTGGAGTTTCAACTTTAAATGATTTATAAATAGGTGGTTCACTTAATGTATCTTGATTTATTGGTTTAGGTTTCATATAGTTTCCTTTTTTGACAACTCATCATATTTCTTTAATGCTTCTTTTAATATTAGCTGTTCTGTTCCATCATATAATTCTATTACATCAATACGTTTTTCTTTTGGATAACATCCAGGAAATTCAATAGTTTCATATTTTTCAGGCATACTAATAAATTTTCCTTTAATTCCATCTATCAATTTGAATCCATTTAGTAGAATATTAAAATTTGTAATAAGACATCCATGAGTATTATCTGCTTGTACTCTTACATTAAAAAATGCTAATATTTTACCCAATTTTGATGAAGGAATCCACATAGAATCTATCAATATTTTTGCACTATAAAGTTTTTCTTTCATCTACCTCTCCTAATCCATACACAACAAGTAATACATAAAAATATATATAAAATACATTGTGTTAATGTTTCTATGATATACAGTAAATTATACATCTCATCTGACATAATTAATCCTCCACTATAGTTACATATAAAGGAAAGTATTTAGTTTGTCCTCTTTCACCATAATCATCAGCATTTAAAGGACTACTACAGCTCCATGCAGCAATCATAATTGCTATGCCTGTAATCATACCTAATACATAATCTGTTGTTTTAGTTTTCATTGTACTCTCCTTCTTTTATATTTTTCCAAGCTCTCAAAATAGACTTTATAGTATGTCTTACCATTGTCTGCAAATTTCCCTTTTTCACATTGTGGTAAATATTTTAATACATTGTT